GCCTCTGTACCGCCGTCCTCGTCAACACTGTCGCCTCCTACTGAAAGACCCACCCATGCTGACCCTTGATCTGACCAACGCACCCTTTTGGTGTGACCTCGTCCCGGGCGTGCGCGTGAAGCTCCACCCGCTCACCACGGCGCTGATGGTGGCCGCACGTAGCGATCCCGCGATTGCCGACCTGCCGAAAGACGCGAGGACTGAGGAGGCAGCATTGGCGATGGCCAAGGCGCTGGCGCGCATGGCGATCCTTGACTGGGAGGGTGTCGGGGATGCCGAGGGCGCGCCCTTGGTGGTCAGCCCCGAGGCGATCGACGCGCTTCTCGACATCTGGCCGATCTTCGAGGCCTTCCAAAGCCTTTATGTCGCGAAGGGCTTGCTCTTGGACGCGGAAAAAAACGCCTCATCGCCCATGCCGAGTGGGAGTTCGGTGGGGGCGACAGCTACTGCGCAGCCTGCCGATTCGTCTGTCCCGACTGCCCTGCACGACTGAACGAGCCGCTCACACTTGAGGGTTGGCAGGTCTGGGACCTTGTCGGGCGCCTTGGGGGTCAGTTGCGCATCGTCCCCGGCGCGGTGATCGGCTGGGATATGGGCCCGGCCTTTGCACTTGGCGCCGCCCTCGGTGTTCCCGCTCCTGCCATCGCGGAACTCTTGCCCGTCATCGAGGCGGTGATGGTGCGCTGCGTCAATGCGCAGATCGCGCCCAACCATGACTGAACCCCTCAACAGGAGCTTCTCCCCATGGCCGAAAAACGTATCTCTGTCCGACTTGCGACGGTGGGCGGCCGACAGGTCCGCGCCGAGCTCGAGGGCATCGGCGAGGCAGGCACGAAGGGCTTCGGTCGCCTGTCTTCAGAAATGGAGCGGACGAACGCGCGGCTTGCGGGTTTTGCAACCAAGGCCGGGATTGCGCTTGCCGCGATGACAGCCGCCGCAGCGGCGGCCGGTGTGGCGATGATCCGTTCGGGCCTCGACACGATCGGCGCGCAGGCTGACATGGCGGCTTCGCTCAAAACATCGGTGGAAAGCCTGCAGGTCCTGACCCTGGCAGGCGAATTGGCCGGGGTCTCGCTGGGCGAGATCGAACAGGCGACGAAGAAGCTGACCACGCGGCTGTCTGAGGCCGCGTCTGGGTCAGGATCTGCCGTGGGGGCGTTGCAGCGGCTGCATCTTTCGGCGCGGGATCTCCAGGCTTTGCCCTTGGATGAACGTATCGCCACGATCCAAGACGCCTTGGCCCGTCTTGTCCCTGAGGCTGAACGTGCGGCCGTGGCCTCGGACCTCTTTGGCGACAAGGCCGCACTGGCGTTCTTGCGGATTGATCCAGCCACCTTGCGGGAAGCGGCCAAGGACGTGCGCGACTTCGGGGTGGCCGTGAGCGCGACCGATGCGGCACAGATCGAAAGGACGGGGGATGCGATTGCCAAGCTCAGCCTGATCTGGCTCGGCCTTACCAATCGCCTCACGGCGGCCGTCGCGCCTGCGCTGGAAACCATCGCCAATGCGCTTGGCGATGCGGCCCGTGGCACGGGCGTTCTGGGCCAGGCGATCACGGCGGTCTTTGACAATCTTGGACGGCTCACAACCTATGCCGCAACTTTTGCGACGGTCATGGTGGGACGTTGGGTCGCGGGGCTGGCTGGTGCGACCCTCTCCGTGAAGGGCCTCGCCACAGCATTGGTCTTTCTGCGTGGAGCCTTGATCCGCACGGGGATCGGCGCGCTGATCGTTGGTGCGGGCGAACTTGTGTACCAGTTCACGCAACTGGTGAGCAAAGTCGGCGGGGTTGGCGCCGCCTTTGGCCTCTTGCGCGATGTGGCGGCAGAGGCCTGGGACCGCCTTGCGCTCGCAGCCACGGCCGCCTGGTCTCGCGTCGAGGCAGGCTGGGCCGGCGCACAGGCAGGGATTTACGGTGGGCTGCAATCGGCGCTGTCGGCTGTGGTAGGCTGGGGCAATTCTGCGGTTGGGACGTTCCAGGGGGCGTTTGACGCAGTGAAGGCGATCTGGGGCGCGCTGCCGCAGGCGATCGGGGATTTTGCCTACAGGGCCGCGAATGGGCTGATCGGTGGCGTCGAGTCCATGCTGAATGCGGTGGTCACGCGCATCAACAGCTTCATCGAAGGGCTGAACGCGGCGCTGGCCCTGCTGCCAGACTGGGCAACCGGTGAAGCTGGCCTGAAAATCGGCACGCTGGAGGCGGTGGATCTTGGCGGGATTGCCAACCCGTTTGAGGGCGCAGCCTCGGCCGCGGGCACCGCAGCAGCTGATGCTTTCCGTACTGCCATGGGCACCACCTATATCGACGCCCCGGACCTCTTTGGGGGCATGGCTGATGCTGCGCGATCGCGTGCAGCAGGGTTTGGCAAGGCGGCCGGCATGTTGTCGGAGGCAGCCTCACGCCCAATGACAGCCTGGGAAGCCCTCAGGGCGGCGATGACCGGCGCAGGTGCCGAGGGCGAAGACGCACTAAACGGCGCGGCCGCAGCGGCTGGTGCGCTCTCAGACGGGCTTGAAGACGCAGGCCGATCAGCAGGAGTGGCCGGGGGCGCTGCAAAAGTCGCGGCCGAGGAGGCTGCGACCGGCTGGGCGCAAGTCACGAAATCCCTCGCTGATTATGCCAAGGGCGCGATGGACTGGGGCAAAGGACTTGGCGAGACGCTCACCTCGGCCTTCTCCTCTGCTGAGAACGCCTTTCGGCAGTTTGTCACCACCGGCAAGTTCGACTTCAAATCGTTGGTCTCCTCGATCCTCGCCGATCTTGCGACACTGGCCTTCCGCAACGCGGTCTTGGGGCCGCTTGCCTCTGCGCTCTCGGGTGTCTTCGGCGGAGGCACTTTGACCGCTGCAGTCTCCCATGCGGGTGGCATCGTGGGGTTATCAGGCCATCGTCGCAATGTACCAGCCTTGGCCTTCGCCGCGGCGCCGCGGATGCATTCCGGCGGTTGGGCGGGCTTGAGGCCGGATGAAGTCCCCACCATCTTGCAACGTGGCGAGCGGGTTTTGAACCGACGAGAGGCAGCGGATTATGGACGAGGGTCCCAAGCCGGAGCCGGGGTCAGCATCCACATCGATGCGCGCGGCGCGCAGATGGGCGTGGCCGAGCAAATTGACGCGCGCCTTCGCGCGGCCATTCCGGAGATTGCGCGTATTGCCAAAGAAAGCGTGGCAGATGGGCGACGCCGGGGCCAGGTGATCTGAGATGGCCATTCCTGTTTTGCCCCTGACGCTCGTGTCCTCGCTCGAGCGCCGGCTGGTTACGTCGGTCGCCGAGGCGCGCTCGCCCTTTACCGGCACCTCGCAGATCCAAGACTGGGGCGCGTCGTGGTGGGAATACCAGATCGAGATGGCGGTGACACAAGGCGCCAAGGCCCGTCGGCTTTCGGCCTTCTTCACTGCGCTTGGTGGCCTCCGGGGCCGGTTCCTCTTTCCAGATCCCTCGATCGAAGTGCCGGCGGCGGCGGGCAATCCTTATGTCACCGAGGCGCAGGTGGCGGGAGCCTCCACCTTGCGCACGGCAGGTTGGGGGCTTGGTCTGGGTGCGGGGGATTTCTTCCAGCTCGGATCAGACGCCGCCGCTCGGCTTTACCAAGTAACCGCAGATGTCACGCCATTCGGAAGTGAGGCGGTGATCAGCTTTGTCCCGCCGCTCAGGGCCTCGGTCCCAGTCGGTACGCTGCTTGGGCTTGATGCCCCGTCCGTCCTTTTGCGCCCGACGGCACCAGTCCCCTCGATCATCGGCCGGGCGGACCAGCACCGCTTCACGATCTCTGCGCGGGAGGCGCTCTGATGGGCCGCGATCTCACCGTCGCCTTTAGTTCTGCACTGGCGGATCATACCCTTCGGCCGGTCATCTTCTTCGAGGGCCAATTCGCGTCGGGCTGGGTGCGGCTCTGGTCAGGGATTGGCGAGATCACCTGGAACGGCAAAGCATGGTCGGGCGCGGGGACGCTCCTGGGGCTGGGGTCGATCGAAGAAACCGGAGAGGTTGTCGCGGGCGGCACGGCCATATCCCTTTCCGGCGTACCGCTCGATCTGGTGCAGATGGCGATCGCGGAAGCGCGCCAGGGGCTGCCGGGACGGGTGTGGCTTGGCCTGCGCGGTGAAAACGGCTGTGTCATTGCCGATCCAGTTCAGGCTTTCTCGGGTCGGCTTGATGTTCCTGAAATCAAGGATGATGCCGACAGCTGCACGATCACGATCAGCTATGAAAGCCGTCTGATCGATCTGACCGTACCGCGCGCCTGGCGCTACACTCATGAAAGCCAGCAGGTCCTCTTCCCCGGCGATCTCGGATTCGAATATGTCACCGCGATCCAGGACCGCGAAATCACCTGGGGGCGCGGATAATGCGTCCCCGCGTTGACCACTGGGAACGCCTTCTGGCCGCAGCCATCGATACGGCCCGCGTTCGGCCCTTTATCTGGGGCCTGCATGATTGCCCGACCTTCGCATTCGAGACGCGCATGATCCTGACCGGCGGTGAGGATGTCGCGGCCCTCTGGCGCGGGCGCTACACCACGGCCCTTGGCGGCCAAAGGGTCATGCGCCGTATGGGCTGGGCTTCGCTCGAGAAAATGGCAAACGCCCTCTTGGGCGAACAGCGTCCGTCAGCGCTTCTCGCCCAACGTGGTGATATGGTTCTGGCCGATAACGGTCTGGGCTTTGGCATCTGCACCGGGGCCAGTGCTGTCGGCATGGGGCCAGCGGGCCTCATGACCGTGCCACTGACCTCTTGCCGGCTTGCCTGGCCCATCTGACTTAGGAACCACCCCATGCCCTTCATCGTGACAGCCGTCACCGCGATCGCGGGGGCGATCGGTGGTGTGCTGGCCGCGGGCGGGATTGGGGCTGCCCTCATTCGAATTGGGGGTACGCTGCTGCTGTCCTATGCGGCCCAGGCGCTCATGCCAAAGCCGCAGATGATGCTGCAGGCGCGCACCGTGACCGTGCGCGAGCCGGTGATGCCGCGTGAGATTGTCTATGGCCGCGCGCGCAAGGGCGGGATCATCGTCTTCCTGAACGCCTCTGGCAACAAGGACCAGTTCCTCGATCTGGTGATCGTGTTGGCCGCGCATAGCGTCAAATCGATCGGCGCCGTCTATTTCGAAGGTGAGATGGCGTTGAATGCTGCCGGCGAGGCACAGGGGCGCTGGGCTGGAAAGGTCCTCGTCGAAAAGAAACTCGGCACCGCCAACCAGACGGCCTTTGCGGGTCTTAAGGCCGCGCTGCCTGACAAATGGACCGAGAACCACCGACTTCAGGGCTGTGCGGCCATTCGGCTGCGATTGACCTATGATCAGGACGCCTTCCCGGGCGGCATTCCGAATATCACGGTGGACCTCGAGGGCAAAGACAACATCTTTGACCCCCGCACAGAAACGTATGCCTATTCAGAAAACCCCGCGCTGTGCCTTGCTGATTACATGGCCCATCCAGAGTTCGGGATCCGCGCAGCCATCGGAGCCGCCGATGGCATCGACCGTATGAGCTTGGTTGAGGCCGCGAATATCTGCGACGAGGTGGTGTCCAAGGTCGGGGGTGGGTCCGAGCCGCGCTATGCCTGCAATGGCCTGATCTCGCTCTCGGAGGCGCCGAAGGTCATCATCGAGGGGATGCTCTCGGCCTTTGCCGGGCGATGCGCCTTCTCGGGTGGCAGCTGGCGCATTCATGCGGGCGCGTGGCGTCCACCGACTGTGGCGCTGACCGCTGACTATGTGCGCGAAGGTGGTCTTACGCTCGCCACGCGGGTCAGCCGATCGCAAAACTTTAACGGGGTTCGGGGTCAGTTCGTCAGTCCTGAGAATGACTGGCAGCCCGATGACTTTCCGGCCTATGCGAGCGACGTCTATTTGGCCGAAGATGGGGGCGAGCGGGTCTGGCGCGACATCTCCCTGCCCTTCACGATCTCAGCCTCGATGGCGCAGCGGCTGGCCAAGATTGAGCTCGAGCGCGCGCGGCGACAGATGACGGTGCGCCTTTCCGGCAAGCTCTCGGCTTGGGCTGCGACCGTGGGCGATGTGGTGACGCTCTCCTACGCCCGCTGGGGCTTTGCTGCCAAACCTTTTGAGGTTCATGGGCTGAGCCTCGATCTGACGGCCACCGGTGACGGGGCACTGCTACTGCCAGAACTCGTTCTGCGTGAGACATCACCCTTGGTGTATGACTGGGCAGCTTCAGAGGCGCGCATCTATGCGGCAGCACCCCGCACTAGCCTGCCCTCCCCGCGGGATATCCCAGCACCGGGCGCACCGCAGGTCATTGAGGAGATTTATGTCACGCGCGATGGTGGCGGGCTCAAGGTACTGGCGCGGGTGTTCTGGGCGGCGGCACCCTCAAGCTTTGTGGCAGCCTATCAGTTGGAGGTGCGCCAAGGAGTTGGGAGCTGGCAGGATTACGGACGCACAGATGGGACCAACCTTGAGATCCGCGACATCGCGCCGGGCAGCTGGTCTTTCCGAGTCAAGGCAGTGTCGGTGCTCGGTGTCTCATCGAGTTGGCAGACGAGCACGGTTGAGATTCTCGGTCTGACGGCACCGCCCGCGCAGCTCGAAAACGTGACACTGCAAACCGCCGGCGGGCTTGCGATCCTCAAATGGGCGCGCTCGGCCGACCCCGATGTGCGGGTGGGCGGCAATATCGTCATTCGCCATTCAAAAGAAGCGACCGCCACTTGGGCCGACAGCTATTCGATGGACCGGGTGGGCGGCGGCGAGGCGATTGCTGTCGTACCCCTGAAGCCTGGCACTTATCTACTGCGCGCCGAAGACAGCGGCGGACGCGCGGGGCCCGAGGTGCGGGTCTCAACCAAGGGCGCGCAGGTTCTGGCGTTCTCGCCGCTCGGTGCCTTGCAGGCCGATCCCGGATTTTTTGGGCCCAAGACCGGGCTTCAAGTCACGGGCGGCAATCTGACACTCGCCACGCAGAGCGCTGCGGGGGTGACATCGGTCAGCACGCTTGAGGGGCAGTACAGCTTCAACGCCGGTCTGGATCTGGGCGCGGTCAAACGCGTGCGGCTGCGCTCGGAGATCGGGGTAGCGGCCTTGGCGCTCAATGACCGGATCGATGCGCGCACGGTGCTTATGGACACATGGGCGGACTTCGACGGCGCCGCTGGCGCGGAAATCGATGTGCTCTTCGAGGTTCGAGAAACCGATGATGATCCGGCCACAAACCCTGTCTGGGGCCCCTGGGGGCGGCTCGACACCCATGAGATCGAGGCTCGCGCAGTTCAGGCGCGGGCCATTCTTTCGACGAAGGACGCCTCCTACACGCCGATTGTCACCCAATTGCGGCTTTATGCCGATGAGGTCGCCTGATGCCCCAGACAACCAGCTTCGTGATTGCCAATGATGCCGGTGCGGCCGTGCGCGCGCGCATCAATGAAGTGATCGCCGCGCTGCAATCAACAAGCGCCGGTGGTTCGGCCCCAACCGCAACTGCGGCGGGGATGCTCTGGGTCGATACTTCGGTCTCACCGCCCGTGCTCCGGCGGCGCAACGCGACCAATACAGGCTGGGACGCGCTCTTGGATGCGGCAGGCAATCTGGCGGGGCTCGCAAACACGGCCATGGCGCGCACGAACCTCGGGCTTGGCACGATGGCCACACGCTCAGCCGCAGATTATGACGCGGCAATTGCGGCCAAGGCCAGTCTGACGGGGGCGAGCTTCACGGGCGTGGTCACGGCCCCAAACTTTGTGTCCTCGTCGGATGCCCGGTTGAAGTCGGAAGTTGAGACCATCGCCGATGCCCTAGCCTTGGTCAGCGCCTTGCGCGGCGTGCGCTTCACCATGGATGGAAGCCGCCAGATCGGTGTCATCGCACAGGAGGTCGAGGCCGTCCTGCCCGAAGTCGTGCGTGATAATGAGGCGGGTCAGCTCTCTGTCGCTTACGGCAATATCACTGGCCTTCTGATCGAGGCCGTCAAGGAACTGGCCGCTCGGGTGGCGGCGCTTGAGGCAGAGCGCGCAGCGTCGACCGAGGCCTCGGGAGGGACGCCATGACGCTCAGCGTTCAGGAAGGTCCGGTCATCCTGATCGGCTATGAATACCGGCTGCAGCTTGAGGCTGAGGCGGTTCTGTTCCCGGAGGGGGCCGATTTTGCGGGGCAGTTGCGCGCCACCATCACGACCGCGTCCGTGCTGGCTGAGCTGACGAGTTCCGAGGGCAGCATTCTGCGCCTTGATGACCGCACAATCGAGATCATCCTGGCACCAGCGCTGACTGCGGGGCTCAGCCCGGGTGGGATCGTTCTGGATCTGGTGCGCACCGATCTGACGCCCGACCGCCATCTCGGGTTCCTTCTGGAAATCCCCGTGGCACTGCCGGTGACGCGGTTCCCTGTGGGCGAGGCGCTGTGAGCCATGGCGCCTTCGATCGCTTTGCGGCCCCTGACAGGGCCCATTCGTCTGCATCTCAGATCCAACGAGCCGATCCGGCTGCGCCTTTTGGCAGGTCCAGTGGGTGTCCGGCTCCTGGGTCAGCCCGGGCCCCAAGGCCGGACGGGCCCCCAAGGTGACAAGGGCGAGTCCGGAGCGCCCGGGATCACCATTCTTCCGACCGACGCTCCCATCAACGGAGGCTTCTTCTGATGGCCAATACGATCCAACTCAAACGCCGTGTCTCGGGCGTGGCAGGCGCACCTTCGGCGCTCAAATCCGGTGAAATCGCCCATAACGAGGTTGATGACACGCTTTACATCGGCAAGGGCGATGACGGGGCGGGCAATGCCACTTCGATCATTCCTCTGGCGGGTCGGGGCGGATTCCTTGACCTTACGACCGGGCAGACAGTGGCGGGGACCAAGACCTTCAGCCTTGCCCCGAAATCATCGCAAGATGCGAGCGACGCGACGGATCTGGTCCGCAAGTCGCAGCTCGATGCGGGCCTTGCGACAAAGGCCGCCCTCAGCCACAGCCATGCCATCAGTGATGTGACGGGGCTTCAATCCGCGCTTGATACCAAGGCGCCCATAGCATCGCCTGGCCTGACGGGGACACCGACGGCACCCACGGCCGGTGCCGATACGAATACCACCCAACTTGCGACGACAGCTTTTGTTCTGGGACAGGCTGGCACCTCTGCACCGAGCATGAACGGGTCTGCGGCGATCGGGACCTCCACCCGCTTTGCGCGCGCGGATCACGTCCATCCGACGGATACCTCGCGCGCGCCGCTGGCCTCTCCCGCGCTGACGGGCACACCCACAGCACCAACGCCTGCTAACGGCACTAACACCACCCAGATCGCCACGACGGCCTTCGTAAGGGCGACCCGGCTTGACCAACTCGCCGCACCCGCAGTGGATCTGGCGCTCGGTGGCTATCGCCTCACGGGGCTTGGCGATCCGCAGGGCGCGCAGGATGCCGTGACCAAGGCCTATGTCGACCTCACGGTGCAGGGGCTTGAGCCCAAGCAATCGGTGCGGGCGGCGAGCACGGCGAATATCGCAACCTTGTCCGGGCCAATGACCCTCGATGGCGTGGCGCTGGTCGCAGGCGACCGGGTGCTGGTGAAGGATCAGACGACCGCCGGCCAGAATGGCATCTATGTCGTGGCCGCTGGGGCTTGGACCCGGTCTGCAGACGCCGATGTCTGGGGCGAGCTTATCTCAGCCTATGTCTTTGTCGAGAGCGGTACCACCAATGCGGATATGGGCTATCTCGCCACGGTGGATCCCGGCGGCGCGCTCGGCACCACGGCTATTACCTTCGTGCAGTTCACAGGTGCGGGACAAATCCTTGCAGGCGCGGGTCTTACCAAATCTGGCAACACGCTGGATGTGGGTGCAGGCACCGGCATTGCGGTGGCGGCCGATACGGTTGGCCTCACGGGGCAGGCCCTGGCCCTTCATACCCTTGCCACCAACGGTATGGTCGCACGCACCGCTGCTGCCACGGTGGCGGCACGATCCATTGCTGTCAGTGGCGCCGGGCTTTCTGTCACCAACGGTGATGCCGTTGCCGGAAACCCGACACTCGGCCTCACGGCAGCGTTGGCAAGTGTCGGGAATTTGACACCGGCTGCGGATCGTCTCGCGTATTACACCGGCGCCTCGGCCGCTGCCCTGGCGAACCTGACGGCTTTTGCCCGCTCGCTTCTTGATGATGCCGATGCTGCCACCGCTCGCGCGACGCTCGGGCTTGGCACACTCGCCACCCAGTCATCTGCGTCCGTCAGCATCACCGGTGGGTCTATCGATGGCGTGGCTCTCGACGGTGGGACGTTCTGACCATGCCGAACATCCTGTTGTTGAAACGCAGCGCCGTCGCCGGACGCGCGCCAGTCCCGGCTGACCTTGTGTTAGGGGAACTCGCTGTCAACGTGACGGACGGCAAGCTCTACCTTAAGAAAAGCACGAGCGGCGTCGAGAGCATCGTCGATGTCACGGCCGGTGGCATGACCGATGCCGAACTCTTCGCAAAGGTGACTACGCAGGATGGCGCGGGGTCCGGCCTTGATGCTGATCTGCTTGATGGCACCCATGCCAGCGCCTTTGCGCAGCTCGCTGGGGCGACCTTCACTGGCGTGGTCACAGCCCCGAACTTCGTCTCTTCGTCAGACGCGCGGCTCAAATCTGACATCGCGCCCATCTCGGACGCGCTGGCCAAAGTTCAGGCGCTAACTGGCGTCACCTTCACCATGACGGGCAGCGATGTGCGGCAGATGGGCCTCATTGCGCAGGATGTTCAAGCCGTCGCGCCAGAGGCCGTCGTCGAGGCAGAGGGCATCTTGCGCCTCGCTTACGGTAATCTCGTGGGCCTCCTCGTCGAGGCCATCAAGGACCTCGCCCAAGAGGTCGATCAGCTGAAAAGGACCGCGCCGTGATCGAGACCGGACTTTATGCCATCACCAATTGCGGTGTGCCGCGCCATTACGCGGTCGATGTTAAACCCGACTATGTCTCCATTGCCGTATTCGAGTTCGCAAATCCTGGCACGGCAACCGGCATGGGCGGGGTCATGCTCTGGGCAGATCTTCTGCCGCATCTCGAGGCGCGGCCTGCCTTTGGCAATCAGGCGGGCTTTGTGGATATGGCCCACAATGAATGTTTTGTTCCGGACCTCCCTGACGCGCCGATGGGGGCTATCTACAAGGGCCGATCTGGCCTCTTTGCAACCGGCATGCGGGGCCATGACGAAATCGTCGATCACGCGCTGATCGACATGGCTGTCGGCGCTGATGGACGGCCGCTCTCCTGGCGAAACCGCTTTGCCCGATCAGCCCGCGAAAAGATCGACACCTCGTTCCGCTACCGGGCACTCGAAGGCATCTCGAACGCGCTGGTGGTGTTTCTGCCTTTGGTGGTGCCCTTCGATCAGGCCCGGATCGAGGTCCTGTGCCAAATCCCGCCGATTTTGCTGAACAGCACAGTGCAGGCGGGCACGATCGATGATGTGGCGATCCCGAAGGACGGGCTTTGGTACAAGCAGTTCTACTTCCACGCCTTGGGCCCAGAGGCTGCCACTGTGCCAGCCGGTGGGCGAGTGGATGTGCCTGTCGCGCTTAGTTGGAACGCGGATGGTTCGGCCTTTGCCCATGCCATCGCGCTGAAACTGGAAAGCGACGCGGGCTATCTGCCGAAACGCCGTCTGGTCACTGCCGCTGATGGCACGGGTAGCTTTGCCATTGAGGCGCTGGGGCTATCCCCGGGCGACCGCATCGCCGTGAAGCTCAACACCGAGCATTACACCGCGATCGGCAAGATCGTGCTGGAGGTGGTGTGATGGAAATCGCAACCACGAGTGTATTCCAGGCGATCTATCCAAGCTTTGTGCTGCACAAGCATTGGGAGATGCCCGAGGGCTTCAATGACCGCCTACACGCGCTGGCGGCCGAGGATGCCGAGGCCAATCGCATCCGGGAGGCTGGGGATGGGCGCAATGTCGGCGACCAGACCAACCACCTCGGGCATCTGCGCCATAACTTCCTGACCGACCGGCAGGACCCGGCGATTGCGGTGCTCGCGCAGATGGTTGCCGCGGGCGTGCAGGAATATTTGCGGCTCGCCTATGGATACGACCACACCGGCGACATCCGCATGATGTCTGACACCTTCTGGCAGCGTAGGTCGTTGCGCGAAAACGTCGGCATCAACACCCACACCCATATCCAGA